CAGTAACAGTAGTCACATTGGCATTGTCTTTAGCCTTAAGAATACTCCTAGGACCAAAGCCAATAATGGTACTTCCAGATGGAAGTGTGATTTGGGATACAATCCATGTACCTGCACTAATAAGAATTGGAGTACCTGCTAATAGTGCAGCAGTCATCTGTGCAGTGATATCAGTATTCTGGGGACCCATATCCGCAGTACTAATAGCACCACACAGATCAATGGTATTAATACTAACACCTTTAACCCGTGTGGTCATATACAGTTACTCCCAAGTCAGTTCTGGCAGGTTTGGAATATCATCAACAGATGCAGGAATTTCTACTTCATAGATGAAGACAAGCTGAAAGTAATCAAAGAATGCACGCCACGTTTGTTCTCGCAGCTGAATAACTTTAAGACCTTCTGCTTTATATTCTGGGTCAGTACCAAGAGCGTATGATGCAGCAGTGGTTGCATCCTTGTAACTCTTAGTAGCTGCGAATTCATCAAGACGCTTTTCAAGTTCAACGATAGTATCGAATTTAAACTTCTGAACTTGTGCTGCCTTATAGGTAGCAATTTCTTCAGCAGTCCAAGGAACAATAACAAAGCGTTGCTCAATGTATTGATTGCCCTGCTCATTGTGAAGAGTAAGAATCTCTTGATTCAGATCCAGTTTCATCCACTGATCAAGTTCCTGTTCGATATTATAAACAGGCCACCAACCATAAGGAGCGAACCGCTCATCAGCAGAACCTGCTAACCAATAAAGATCAGTAAGCATTGAAGGTGGAATGGATGCTACTTGTGGATCGACTGGGATTTTATCAATAGTGAGTGTTGCGATAGTTACTCGCCAGCTTTCGCCTGTAGGTGTCATGTTCATATAGTGTTCCAATTTATATTAATTAATAAAATTCCATAATGAAGAAACTTGCTACTACGTTTGCAGTCACCTCAACAGTATCAGCGTTTCTAACTGCTACCATAGATGGAGTAGTAGAGCCACTTGTATTCATATGCCCCTCCCAGTAGTTAAGATTATAATCAGCAGCTCCAATAAACATATCTATAAATGCGCCACCGTTATTTCCAACTATTGCATCATCCATTATGTTTAACCACGTTTTTTGTGGGTTAACAATAGCTGTAGGTATCTTTGCAGTAGTATTAGCAAAGCTAAATTTATTTACACTTCTTACTTTTCGCTTTCTGCGTGTAACAGTTAAGATACCACTAGTGTTAAGTTGATTACTAGAGCCAGCAGATGCTATGACCCGCACAAGAATAGATTTAGTAGCGACTTGATAGCATACTTGAACTGTCTGTGTTCCGATACTTAAGTTAAAAGTCTGCTGCGCCATCCCATTACCCTCAGGAGTAAAGGATGTAACAAGTCTGACAGGAGCACAATTTCCAACTGCTTGTTGTGAAGATGTAAATATAGCTTCTAGTTCAGAAGGATCATTATAGGGAAAAGGAATAACAAAATTAGTAGTAAGGGTAGCACCTGCTGCAGGAGGAACAACGCCTATATGAGTTGCAGTATAGGCAAGGATCTTATTAAAATCATCACCATTATCTTTTTTAACAGGGCCACCAAATGATCTAGCGCCCTTAGGATAAGAAGTAAAATCAGTGGCGCTAGCCATAATTAATAGTCTCCCTGACGAGCAGTAAAGATAATACCAGCGGCAATTGCAACCTGCGAACCAACATACAGTTTCTGTCCAGAGCCAAGACGAATCGGATCATCAAGAGTAATGTCTGCGAACTTAGCTTTAGTAATTGCAGCAGTAGTGGTAAAGGTAGAAGCTGCCAGCAGCACAGAATCAATAGGATCAAAGGTTACGCCATTGTCATCACTCTTATAGAGCACAAGGCTGGTAGTACCTGATGCACGAGCCAGAGCACTAAGTGCAGTAATGATGGAACCATCAGCAGATCCAGTGGCCAGCAGAATCAAACCTGTTGGACTAGCAGTTCCGATGTTACCAATAGCTCCAGTAACAACAGCAGTTACAAGCTTAGAGTTTTGAATATAGGGAGCAACGAATATTTTAGACATAATATAGTTTCCTTACTGAAGAAGAGCAATTGCGTTAACTTGTGCCAATAGGTTTAAATCTGTGAAAATATTGGTAGCAGCAGGTACTGGCTGAGGAACACCAGTAAGTGACACATTCCAACCAGCGAACGTACCTGCACCTTCAAGCTTGGTTACGTTAATAGTAAGAATGCCTCCAACATAGGAAGTCACTTGGCCTACCATATATCGAATAGGATTAGCAGTAACAGCTGCCATAACCCATTGACCGTTCTGGAATTGCTTACCTGCACCGACATCAAAAGATTTAGGACCAGCATCAATGGTGTTATTAGTAGCACTGGTGGCAATAAAAACATTGCTCACACCGAGAACAGCATCTTTAGCATCTTGTGCTTGCTGTGCACTAACAGCTGCGTTGGCTGCACTAACAGCTGCTGATTGAGAATTCTCACTACCAATCAACGCACGAACCTTAACAAGGTCTGCTACATCAGCACCTTCAAGCAGTGTGATGCTAGTACCGCTGGACTCAATATAGTCTTTAGTAATCGTCTGCTCAACACCATTGATGAATACCTGAATAGATTCAGCACCAACAGCATAAGCAAACTTAGTTAGTCCAAATATAGTCTGACCTTGCGTAGCTACAAAGTATTCTGATTTATAGGTGTTATCCCCACTAATAGTAGTGCCTTCACTACCAGATGGATCACCTTGCCAGATAGATGTCATAATTAATATCCTTGTGCAACAATGTTAGAATTGCGTACTTCTTGGAATTCAACGTTTGCCATTGCATCATTAGTTTGCATTCGTGCAGTATCTCCAAGCACAGTACCGAATACAATAGATGCTGCTTTATATACAACAGCATACATAGATTCATCTGCAATCCAGCTACTATAATTAGCAGGATCTACGTTTGGATTCTGATAGATGCCAATGATTGCGTACTCAAGTTCAGTGGAAGAACGAAGTTGAATAACTGAGCCTGCCACATAACAGATATCATTCTTTTGAATGCCATAAGAATCTAGCACTTCATCTGGTGTACTGATATTGATGAATGCGCCAACTCCATCAGATCCTTTAGAAGGATCAAATTTACGAAGATACTTAAGAGCACGATACCTAGGGAATAGCGCACGATAGTCAATAGTTTGCAGATAGTCCTTAGTATCGAATTTTAATGCAATCTCTAAAATATCTTTGTAAAAGAACTCTGATCGGTGAAGCTGCAACGTGGCAGACTTAACAGCCAATTGCGTCTCTTTTACCAGATCAGGACGATTAGTAATTGTAAATACTTCACTCACAATGGTGTTAAAGTCTGCCATGTTTTCACCGAACCAAATTAATGGATATTAATAATTAACCGCGAGGACCTGCAACAATCTTAGCAGTCGAAGCCGCACCACTGGACGAACCAGAAGCAGCAGCTGCAACATCAGCACTCGATGCTACATTCAGCTTACCTTGTTCGCTAGTACCATAGTCAGCATTACCTGCTTGGATAGCATTCTGCGATGCGATGTGTTCTGCGATAATCCTGCGACGCAGTGCTTCCATCGGATCAAGTTCTTTCTTATCCATCATGAACTTTTCTTTCTTCAGATAGATGTGCGGATTACCTGCACTAATCTCAGCCAGCAGTTCTTTAATTTCGTCCACATTGCTAGTAGCGAATTCACCATTCATGAAGATGCACTCTTTACCATTCTTCAGCGAGAAACGCGAATGCAGCAGCGTATTGTGAAAAACAACTACAGCATCTTCAGTGTTAGCAACTTGGTTAACGATAGAATCAATCTGGTCTTGTGCGATGAACATATAAAACTCCGAATATTTAGGATATAAAAAAGCAGTGAGCTGATAGCTGTTTAAACTAACAGACTCACTGCAAGAGGAGAAACAATATTAACCCTGTGCGCCAGCAGTCAGGTTATAGACAACCGAGTTAGCCGGCGGGTTCTTGACAACGCAAGTCAGTTCGGTAGTAAGAGTACCACCAACAGCATCAATACCATTATCCGACACATCACCTTTCTGGTTGAATTCCTTATTCTGAGTCTTACGATCACCCAGATAAGCAACACGGAAAGTAGACAGATCGACGCCAACTGCCATCTTCTGCCAAGTCGGGTTAGTATTAAACAGCGGGTGCTCAATCAGACGGAAAGTACCACGGCTAGTTTTAAAGGTCGAGAATTGCAGACCATAGCTAGTAGCACCATCAACCATCATGTAAGTACCATTCAGCTGACCAATCTTATTGATCACCTTCTTAGCACCGCCACCAACAAACAGCACGCGTTCATTAGCTACTTTAGGATCAGTAGTCTGGTTGAACATCGGGTCCAGCATAGTTTCCAGCTGGGTGTAGTTGGTAGTAGCACCAGCAGTATTAACGTTAGGTGCAACGTAGCTGGAAGGGTAGTAGCTCAGGTTGTTAACAATATTGATCAGACCATCCATAGTGCGGAACGGTTGACCATTGCGAGTACCTTGCGACTTCTGTCCAAAGAACAGAGCTTTCTCAATATCAGCTGCGTGGAAAGCTGCGCAATCCTGACGCGATTCAGCATCGTTAGATTCACCAGCAATCATCAGAGTAGCACGGATGGTATCAGTGATAGCCCAAGTATTACGGAAAATCTGAGTCAGGTTAGTGATACGAACAGGATTGATAATCAGCGAGTTCGGACGAACAGAACCTTCTTCGTATGCATTACCAATCTGGTTAATAACAACCGAGTTGCTAATAGCAGCAGCAGCCACAGTACCAACACCACGAGTAACAGTAACGTGAGTAGCGTCAGTCACGCTGTTAACGATAACGTTCTCGTTAGTAGTTGGAACCTGCATGATCATACCCGGCAGAACGTTAGCAGTGCTAACAACCGTCAGAGTAGTATCAGTGCTAAGTGCCGATGCTGACAGAGTCAGCGAGGGGAACAGCATAGTCTTAGTGAAGAAGCCATGTTCAACTTGAACAGCAGTTTCCGCAGTAAGCATTGCAGACATACCAAATAGCGGAGCAGAACCGTTAGGCATCAGGCGAGTAATCATACCCGCAAACGACTTAGCTGCCAGATCCTGAGTAAGCTGGGCAGTAGTAAAAGTACCAGTAGACATATTATATTCCTATAAAGTTTATAAAATTAAGTATTACTAATTAATTAAAGAACTTACTCCAATCTTCACCTTGTGCAGCCTGAGCTTGAGCTTGTTGCTGTTGCTGAGTTTGTGGAGTAGTGACTGCGTTAGCAAAACCAATAAGATAGTCTTGAGCCATCTTAGTAAGTTCTGCTGGGGTAGCATTAGGATATTTAACCAAGAACTGATTCCTAGCCATATCCAACATTGGGGCCACTGCAGGGTTGGAGAAAATTGGGTTATCTTGCTTTAGTGCGTTATCCACGCTCAGAGACTTGAAACGAGTATCTAGATCGGCAGATCGTGCAAAACCAGACTTATCCAGTGCACCTTCAATAAGCTTAGTACCAGCAAATGCAGATTGTGCATAAACGTTCTGACCGACAGTATTAATAAGTTCGATCATAGCTTGCACACCTTCTTGGCCACCAGCAGCTACCTTAGCAATAAGTTCTGGATTAAGGCCAGAAGCAAAGTTCTGCTTACGGGCAGCTTCCATCATCTTAGTCTGATCAACATTAAACAGTGGTTGACCTTGCGCACCCGGCTTATTTTCAGTATTCCAGATATCTTTAAACTGATCAAGCGGATCAGTTACAGTAGGATTATTAGGAACAACACCGTTAGGTGCAGTACCGCTAGTAGCTACTGGAGTATTAGCAGGTGCGTTAGCTGGCATATTGCCGGGAGTTGCAGGAGCTGGTTGAGCAACAGGAGCTGGTGCAGGTTGCGGATTACCGAACAACTTTTCAAAAATAGACATTTAAAATCTCCGAGTTTTGGATGAGTTACTAGTGTGGGTTTTGTTACTTAGAGCAGGTTGAATCATAAAGGTCGGCTATTAATCTGTCACCTCAGGA